AGAACCGTGGCCGCGAGCACCTTGAGGAGATCGATGCTGTCCTGTGACACCGGAAGGGCTCGCTTTGATGGGAAAAGAATTTGGTATGCCGGGAGGGGGTCGAACCCTCGACCATTCGATTAAAAGCGGCAAAAGTCGAAACTTTGTGACACGCTTTGTAACGCTTTGAGAGCGTCTATCCCATTGATTGACAATATCTTTTCGGTTGTTTACAATTCGTTAGTGTTTCACTGAGTTCCGTCATTTCTGAACCCCCAGCGAACCCCGTAGGCAGAAACCGAAAAAAGATCGGATGGTCGAGCATGCCGCGTAAGAACCTGACTGCTAGATTTGTTGAGACCGTCAAGGTCGAAACCCGGACCGATCTTTGGGATGATATCATCAAAGGGTTGATACTCCGTGTATCACCTACGGGCGTGAAGTCTTGGTCGGTGGTCTATACCCGGGAAAGCGATGGAAGCCGGCAGCGAGTGACGATCGGCCAATTCCCGGCCGTGGGGTTGGAGAAGGCCCGGGCGAAGGCGCTGGCGACCCTTACCGACATTTCCAACGGCGGCGACCCTGCTTCAAAGAAGAAGATCAGACGGGAGGCTATGACGGTTCGCGAGCTTGGCGCTGCGTTCATCGAGCAGTATGCCAAGCGGGAAAAGCGGACGTGGGCAGAGGATCAGCGCATTCTCGATGTCGAGGTCTATCCGGCCATCGGTAACATGAAGGCGATGATGGCTCGCCGCCGCGATTGGATGGACGTGATCGACGCCAAGGTCGAGGCGGGCAGGGCAGGGCAAGCCCGCAAGATCATGTCGATGGTGAGAAAGATGCTGAATTGGGCTGTCGAAAAGGATCTGCTTGAGGTCAATCCGATCGCCGGGGTCAAAGCTCCCGGCAAGCCCGGCAAGAAGGACCGCTTCCTCAACGCCATCGAAATCAAGACGATGCTTGAGGGGCTTGAGACCGCTGCACTGCTGGAAGTAACCAAAGACGTGCTTCGGCTGCTGCTGTTGACTGGTCAGCGTTCCGGCGAGGTTTGCGGCATGGTTCGCGCGGAGATCGACCCGGATGCTGGTGTCTGGTACATCCCGGCCGCAAGGGCAAAGAATGGCGTGGCAAATGCCGTTCACCTGTCCGACCCCGCCCTTGCCATCGTGCGTAGAGCCTTAGACCGCGCCGAAGAAGGCAAGACCGCGCCGCTGTTCTCCCGCGTAGGCAAGCCCATCCACCCGGGCGGCATTGCTCATGCCGTGAAGAATGAATTGCAACTCTTCGAACAGCCCTGGACCCCGCATGACCTTCGCCGTACCGTGGCGACCGGCATGGGAGAGATTGGTGTTGAGCCCCATATAATTGAGGCCACCCTCAATCACATTTCCGGATTCAAGGGTGGTGTGGCTGGCGTGTACAATCGCGCATCGTACGAGCCACAAAAGCAAGCGGCCCTCGACAAATGGGCGCGGCACATCGAGCGGGTCACCAGCGGACAAATTGACAATGTCGTACTACTGCGCCGTGCCTAATCGAAACATTTACCGCCAAGATGAAACAATATTCTAATTCGGTAAGTTGTTGATTTCGATGAAAGTGGCGATACGCATCGTATTGCGGCAATACGGCGCGTATCAAATTCAATTCGCTACGTATTGAACAGTATTGGGTGGGGGTAATATCGTTTAATACTGGAACTTACCGTTCGAAACAGAAGTGACTATCTGCGATCTACCGAAAACAAATTGAGGTAGAATGCTTTGAACATCATCACGTCAAAGAAAGCCTGTGAAATTGCAGGCGTGAGCCGCGTCACGATGTGGCGCCTACGCAAGGAAGGCGACTTCCCTGCTCCGGTACGCCGTGGGTCAGCGTCGAAAGGCTACATCCAAAAGGAGGTTGAGGATTGGGTCGCAGGCCGCGCCGCTGAGCGTGTGGAGCCTGCGCAATGAAGCTGGATCGCACTTTTGTCGAGACAGTTACGAACAGCTCCCGCACGATCGGCCACATCACCACGCCGGGCCCGCATGGTTTTGCCGTCGAGTCAGAACTCGTTGGTCACTTGCCCATGACCGCAACCATCGAGGCAGCGCGCCGGCTGCTGTTCGACGTCGACCAAGCTCTTAAACACCGTACCGAGATGCAACTCGTCTACATTGCATTGCAGGAACGCCAAGAGGCGGCAATGGAAGGTCATGGCCGGGCAGTCGATCCCAAGCTCTTCAAGGATGCCGAGAACACCCTAGCCGCTGCTGAGCGGCGCTTGGCTGAGTTGTCCGGGGTGCGCAGCGAGTGAGTTTTACGGCTAGCCTGAAAACCACTCGCAACCGGGGTTACATCCAGAACTATGCCCCTCAATTGAAGACCCAGGCATTGCTGACCACAGTGCAGGAGGTGCTGGACGAGTACCGCAAATACTGGCCGCTAACTGTGCGCCAAATCTTCTATCGCTTGGTCGGCGCTCATGGCTTCGACAAGTCGGAGGCGGCCTATGGACGTCTCTGCCATCACCTTGCCAATGCTCGCCGCGCGCTGGTTATCCCCTTCGAGGCTATCCGCGACGATGGTGTTTCAACCATCGGCAGCAGCTACTATGACGACGCCGATCATTTCATGAAGTTGATGCGCGACCGGGCAGAGACGTACCGGCGTGACCTAATGGCTGACCAGCCGCTTCGCATCGAGATTTGGTGCGAAGCTGCAGGTATGCTGACGCAGATGTACCGGGTTGCTGATCGCTACTGCATTCCGGTGTTCTCCTCATCGGGGTTCGACTCTCTGACGGCCAAGAAGACTATGGCAGACCGCATCTGCACCCATGGTAAACCGGCCGTCATCCTGCATCTTGGCGATTATGATCCGAGCGGGGAAAGCATCTTCGAAGCTGTATCGGAGGATGTCGCCGCTTTCGTCGCCGCTGATCGGCCGTGGGCAACCGTCGATGTTCGGTTCCAGCGAGTAGCACTGACCGAATCTCAGGTGGCCGACTTCAACTTGCCCACCAGCCCGGCCAAAGCCACCGATAGCCGCTCGAAGACATGGACAGGCGGCACATGCCAATTGGAGGCTCTCGCACCCGACCAGATCGCCGGACTGCTGTCTGATGCCATTGCCGGATTGCTTGATCCAAAGAAGTACCGTTTTGGGCTCGCCTTAGAAAAGGAAGAGCGGATTGAGCTTACGCGCTTGCTCCTGACCGGACCGGGGAGCGCTAAACAGTGAGTAAGCGCAAGAAGGAGGAGTCCAAGCTCCGATACTTGCAGTTGTTCCAATGGATTCTGGACACAGCAGCATGGAAAGATCTCTCCACCAATGCCCGCTGCGTCTACATCGAACTTGCCCGGCGCTATGCCGGGCCGGGCTCGAACAACGGCACCATCCCGATGTCACTATCGGAACTGGCCACCGAGTTGCACATAGGCAAGGCTACGGCCATGAGGGCGTTGGACGATTTAATCGAGCATGGGTTCATAGAGGCCACTCGCAAGGGCTCATTCAACGTTAAGGGAGTGAACACAGCAACCGAATGGCTGCTGACTGAGCACAAGGATGACCGGCCAGGCCACGCCGCAGAGTTACCAAAGAGGACCTTTGCGCGGTGGCAAAAATCAAAACACGGTTTCACCACGAAACCCGAGCGGGTTCCAACGCGGAACCGAGCCGGTTCTGAGACGAAACAGTCACCTAAAGTAACCATGGGTTTTGGTTCCACCACGAAACCCGGTCCAACACTTGACGGTTTCACCACAGAACCGCTGATAGTCTACCAGCCCATAGGATCTTCGGACAGGCACAGTACTGTCGAGGATGAACCCGTCGAACTCAGCCATGATGAGGCAAGGGTGTTGCTCAAGCTCAAGGAGGTTAAGACAGCGACGCATCGCCTTGTACAACAGCATCTAAGCCCCGGTGTGAAGGGGGAGGCCATTCGAGCAGCAGCAGCCAGCTTAGCCGAGCGGGGCTTGATCCGCATCGGGCAGAAAGGCCGTAGTGATATCTACATCCTCTTAGGGCCAGGCGAGCGGGCAGAGATACAAGTCCCGGAGACCCAGCCGGTGAAGAAGATCGACTTTAGTCAGTTCGACATGTTCGGTCCGTAGGGTGTGGCGGCTGCTTCATCTGCCACACCTCCGAAACAATTTTTTTCGGGGGATCGCTCCAGTTACTTCACAGGGAAACTGTAGCTCCGGTTTTTCTCGTCTCGCTTCTTGATCTCATTGATACGCTCCTCGGCTTTCGACTGAGCATGGATGACAAGCCGTTTGCGCAGGGCTTCGATGTCTTCGCCTAATCGTTGCAAGTTCTCCTGCACCTGCAAGATGAAGGTCGCGAGCTTTGCCTCAAGTTCTTCGTTTTCGTCGAGCGTGACAGTAAGTCTGCTTGGGGCTCCGCTATGTGCCGTTGCCCGTTCGCGGATGTCGTGCCCGTTCGTCGGTGCAAGAGAGAAGCTTCTTGGGAACCCTGAGTAAGGAATGCTGATATCCAGCACATCCACGTTCTCTATGACCTGCCGACCGTAGTCAGAAAACCTTCTCTGGTCAGTGCGACGCGTTCCCGTCTTCTGGTCGGGTTGAAGTACGGCAAGTTGAAAATTGAAGTTGCCTATCTCGGCCAAAGCTTGGCCGAGAGTTGCTGATTGCAGATCCTCTTCCGACAGCTTGAGCACCGCTGCCTCAGCAATTCGCATGCGTTCAGCGGCAAACATGGCAAAGGGTTCGGTAAAAAGGCTAGGGGTCTGAGCAGGCATGCCTACAACTCCAATGGCTCATCTATCAACTAGCTAAGAACTTACCATCAAGGACCAACGAGTCGCTGCAAATTCTTGAACTATAGGCGGGTTTGCACCATTTCACGTAGGATAGAACAAAACGTGAACAGGAGTGAGCGACTTGAGCAATGAGATTGCCTCAATCTTTGTCGCCTTAAAGGCCGATGCCAGTGGGTTGAGTTCAGCACTCAATGTCGCCGGTACCTCGATGTTGAATGCGGAGCGCAAATTTGACCGCTCGCTCGACATCATGGAACGACGCAGCACAGGGGCATTCAGTGCGATTAGCGGCTCCGCCCTCAAGGCCAGTACAGCCCTCGCCAGCTTTGCCAAGGGTGGTCTTGTCGGTGCTCTGGCTGGCCTGTCAGCAGGCGCCATTGGTGCGGGGATACGGGACAATGCCTCGGCTCTTGCCGAACTCGCAACACAAGCCCGGATCGCCGGTATCGGTGTCGAGCAGTTCCAGCAGCTCAAATTTGTCGCCGAGCAAAACAAGATCGGTGTTGATGTCCTCAGCGAGGGGCTTAAGGAACTTCAGAACCGGGCCGATGAATACATCCAGACCATGGGCGGGCCTGGCGCCGATGCCTTCAAGCGGCTTGGGTACGGCGCCGATCAACTCACTGGCAAGCTCCGCGACCCGGTTCAACTCTTTGGCGAGATCATCGGGAAGCTCGGCGAACTTGATCAGGCGGCACAGATCCGCGTTGCCGACGAAATCTTCGGCGGTTCGGCCGGCGAGCGGTTCCTTCTACTGATCCAGCAAGGCGAAGATGGCATTGCTCGCACCGCACAGCAGGCGCGCGACCTTGGCGTTGTCATCGATCGTGATCTTGTTGAGCGTGCCGCCGAACTGGACCAAGCATTCCAACGGGTCTCTGCAACCGTCGGCGCTGGATTGTCGGGGGCGATAGCGAACGCATCCTGGCAGTTGTTTAACTTCATCCAGCAATTTCAAGCCTTCGAGGCGAGGACTAATCAGAGCCTCGACCAGAGCATGCGCGATCTCGGCATGGAGCGGTTGGACCTCGAAAACGAGATCCTTCAGATCCAGAGTGAGCAGGCGCAGAACGGCAATCTAAATGCGATGATTTCCGAGTCTCGCATCAAGGATGCCAAAGCCCGACTAGCTCTGATCGTTGAAGAGGAGACAAAGATCCTCGATGTGCTCGAGTCACGAAAGCCGATCATTATAGAGCCGCTTCAACTCGACGCGCCTGGGCTGGGCGCTGGTGGATTCTCTGACTTCCTCAAGGAAGTAGACGTTGAGACAAAGAAGGTCACCGCGTCAACCAAAGCATCGAGTACGGCGGCCGGCAACCAGCGCGATGCGTTCGGTGATGTCATCCAGATGCTGGTTGAAGAGCGGGAACAGCTCGGGCTGAATGCCGACCAGTTAGAGCTATATCGAGCTCTTCGCCAAGCTGAGGTGGACCTCACGTCTGAAGCGGGACAGAAGGTCGCAGAGCACGTCTACTTGCTGCAAGAGGATCGGCGCGCGACCGACGCAGCAACATTAGCAATGGAGCGGCGCAATGCCCAAATCGCCACCGTGCTCGATGCTCTTGGTTCAGCAGTGTCAGGAATATTCGACGGCGGCGTGAAGAGCTTTGATCAGTTCCTTGATCGCGTCATGGACGGCTTTGCTCAAATTGGAGCGCAGAACATCGAGGACTTTTTCAGCCTCGACTCTTGGGCATCCATGGGGAGCGATAGCAACCAGAAAGCAGGCTTCATCCAAGCGATTGAACAAGGCGCCGCGAACGGCACTGAGAAGGGTTCACTGACTGGCGTGTTCGACGGCTTCGCTACGCTGCTTGGCGGCAATGGCAACGGCAATGGTCAGGGCGCCATCGGTATCAGCGGCTTGGCCTCGGCTGGCTTGGGTGGCCTGGGTATCGGCTATCAGGCACAGGACCCAATGATGGGCGGTCTTGGTGGAGCGTTATCCGGCGCGATGGCGGGAGCGGCAGGCGGCCCTATCGGAATGGCCATTGGACCGGTGATCGGCAAGCCGACAAGCCTCTCCGGTCTTGTCGACGAGGCGAAAAAGCAAAAACCAAAATTGGAGTTAGTCGCATGACGGCGCTCAACGCTTATCGTCTGAAAGACAAAGTCGTCCTGCATTCAGACGTCGCAATTTACGATGAGACAGGAAGAGTTGTGCAAGCCAGCCCCAAGGTTTGCACTTTTCCGCACATCGGTGTTGCGATCGGGGTTCGCGGCGCGAAGTTCGCGTACGCCCACCTTGCTCCAACTTTCGCGGCGATGTTCGGCAGTATTGATGAGATGCGAGATCATCGTCCTTTGCAAGCCATGGTCCCGATCTTGCGTGAGAACCTCGAACTCATGCGCGCGCCTACTCTTTTCGAGTTTCTTGTAGTTGGCTGGTCGCCTGAAAAGGATGGGCCGGACTCGTTCATGCTGTCCTCTATTCCGGATGGCGAACTGGCATACACACTCACCGAAATTGAGGCCTTTACAGCAGCGCCGAGCCCCGACTTCGCCGCGATGCTAACAGCGTGCCGTCCAGAACTCAGACAAGCCGCCGAGTCGCCCGACGAACTCATGACCATCTTCGATCCAGATATCGACGGTCTCATGATCCTCGATAACCAGCGTCGCCTGACTTTCGAGTTCGTTCCCGGCGGCGAGAAGTTCCACGGTGTCGGCATAGCCGCGCTTTCAACAACAGTCACGCGAGACGCCATTGAGCAGCGGGTTATTCGCCGCTGGCCGGATCGGATCGGCGCCCGCATCACACCAGCGGCGAATGTCGCATGATGGAGAAGAACATGATCGAATTTTCAGAACTCGGACCGGACGTAAAAGCTGGTTTCAATATTGACCGACTGCAACGTCTAGAAGCCGAGTTCGGCGAAAAGTACACAAGCCGAGTGAGGCAAGCACTTGATAGCTTTGACCTCAACGCGATCCGTAAGGTCGCGGAGATCGCGGTTGATGGCGCCACGTTCAACGAACTCGCCGACACGCTGCCACTCACCACGATCGCTTCGCGTCTGAACGATGCCCTGAGCATAACCTTGTATGGCAAGGTCTACAGCGAACATCTCGAGGCCCTTGCGATCGAGCGCTTTCGAACCTCTCGACGCCATCAGGAGATTCGCGCTCGGCTAATCATCGAGGCCGGTGAAGACATCAAAGCGGAGCTAGCGGCAGCTGTCGCGATGGCAAGTGTCATTCCTGAGACGCCCGCCGAAGTCGTGAAGGCTGCACGCAAATGACCTTCACAGTTCCGTTTCCCGAACTTGCCGAAACCGCAACCATCGCATTCACCTGGGACGACCTGGTCACCCTTGAGGGTGAGTTCGGCGCCGGCTGGTATAACAAAATCCTCGATGCACTGGACCAGTACCAGCCGAGCGTGATCGGCAGACTTCTTGAGATCGGCGTCGATGGCGGCGACTCCGCCGAGGCCCTGAGCCGTCTCGATACCAAAACGATCACAACCAAGATTGGCGATGCGCTTATGTTGAGGCTGCGTGGCCAGACCATCGCCGAACTTCAAGCGCAACGGGCAAAGGAGAAGGACCAATGAGTTATGCGGGCGTCAATGTTGACATCCTGCGCGGGTCGCAGGCCATCGCTGATTATCTCGGTGTGAGCAATCGCTTCATCCAAGAGGTTTGCAAGGACGGCCGCTTTCCGCATTTCCGACTTGGTCGAGGCGGTATGATCTGCGCGCGCAAGTCCACAATCTTGGCGTGGATCGCAGACTCCGAACGGCGGACGGCAGCAGGCCAGAACTAGCTCAGAAAGGGCGGGCAGAGTTCCGCCCTTCTGCTTTTCTAGTAGTGAATTCGCTCGCCGTTACCTAGTCGCTTCGACAGCGAAAGGAATCGCTGATCGAACGGGCCTCACAACTGGTGTGAGGTATCGAATTGAAGTGGTGGAATCCAGCGACGTGGCAAGCGAATGAAGCTGAGGCCGAGGCCATCGGCCCGTTTTCCGTTTCTGACGCCCGCGCCGCTTCGATCTTTGGTGGTGGCACCGAATGGGCGCTAAAGTCGCCGACCGCCTTGGCAGCCATTAGGGCAATCAGCGAAACCGCCGGAAACTTGCCCTTGCATGTTTTCGCCGTGAAATCAGATGGCGAGCGGGAACGAGACCGCAAGCATGCTGGCGACAGCGTCTTAAACAAGCGGGCTAATCCATGGGACGGACCCTATGGGTTGCGCACCAAGCTAATCGAAGATGCGATCATCTATGGTCGTGGCGTTGCCGTCGCCGTTCGAACCGCCGGCAAAGTCAAGGAGCTTCATCACGTTGCGCCGGGCACGTATGAAGTGGAGCTAACCGGCGCTGCTCCTGCCTACAAAATCAATCAAAAGGACGGCAGCAAGAAGCGGTACGCATTCACCGATGTGGTCGATGTTCTAGCGCCAGGCGGCACTATTGCCAGTCCACGCCGTGTCGTCGACCTGGCACGTAGCGCAATCGGCCTCGACATTGCGATGACAGCCTACTTCACCAAGCTCATGGCGAAGGGCGCCAAGCCCACGCAAGTCGTCACCACGAAAGACGGCTCTGACATCGCGCCCGATCTTTGGGACAAGTTGAAAGATTTCTTTAAGGCGCAACTCCGCGACGAAGACTCTGACGGCACCTTGTTCGTGCCAGGCCCGCTCAATTGGCAGCAGCGGCAGTTCAGCAGTGTCGACATGGAATTCAGCGCCATGCACGCCGCCGTCAAGATTGAAATCCTCAAGGCCCTCCGCTGCCCGCCGGTGATCGCTCAAGAGTACGGCCGGGCAACCTGGTCGAACAGTTCCGAGATGGGCCTCCTATTCCTGCAATCCCTTCTGCCTTGGCTGGCGTCGGTGGAGTTCGCCTTCACCAGAGTCCTCCTCAATGGCGATGACACCCGGTTCCTTGAGCATCAGGTTTTCGAGCTCGTAAAGCCGAACCTCGTGCAGATGTACGCCGCAGGCAAGACTGCGACGGGCACCTCCACCATGACAGTCAACGAGTGGCGCCGTGCCGCTCTAAATCTCCCGCCCATCGACGGCGGTGATGAACTGGTACGCCAGGCCGGACAATCCGGGGCGACCGATAATCCCATCGAACCTAAGGATTGATGATGGACCCCGAACTTCAAAAAGCACTGAACTACCTAGGCGAACAGCACCAAGCAGCACTCGACATTGCCAATGGCGAAGTGACAAAGCTTCAAGAACGTCTCGACGCGATGGAACTGGCAGGCCAACGGCCCCGCCTTAGCCATACCAGCCCCGCCGACAAGGCAATCATGGCTTATCTCCGGCACGGTCACGACGCCATGGGCGACGAGCATCGCAACAACCTGGCTGTGTCTCCTGACACGGGTGGTGGCTACTTAGCGCCCGATAGCTTCGAAGCACAGATCATCAAAGACATTGTTCAGTTGTCCCCCGTACGCCAGTTCGCAACGGTAACGACCATCTCGACGGGTGGCGTTACGATGCCACGGCTCAACGGCCGGCCCACTGCACATTGGGTAGAAGAGACCGAGGAGCGCACCGAAACTGACATGGACTATGGCCAGGTTTCTATTCCTGCTCATGAAGCTGCCGCGTGGATCGATGTCAGCGTCAAGTTGATCGAAGATGCTGCCGTCAACATTGAAGGTGAGATCGCGTCCGAGTTCGGTGTCGAGTTCGCCCGCCTCGAGAACGAAGCATTCATAAGCGGTGACGGCTTCAAGCGGCCGAAGGGCTTCCTCACCGAGGACATCACGAAGGTCAAGACAGGCGCGGCTACCGCGCTAACTGCCGATGGCATTATCGACCTGTATCACGCTCTCCCATCGCCATACGCGGGGATGGCCATCTGGGGAATGAACCGCGACACAATGGGCAAGGTACGTAAGCTCAAGACGAGCGAGGGTTCGTACCTTTGGCAGGAGGCTCTAAGCGCTGGCAACCCGCCGACTATCTTGGGTCGTCCCGTAGTTGAGTTTCCCGACCTGCCAAATGTTGGCGCCGGCACATTCCCGATCGTTTTTGGCGACTTCAGTGGTTACCGCATTGTTGACCGCGTTGGCCTGACACTGCTGCGCGATCCCTACACTCGAGCCAGCAAAGGCCAGATCCGCATTTATGCACGTCGCCGGACCGGTGGCGGGATGCTGATCAAGAACAAGTTTCGTTTGCATGAGGTCGCCGTTTGATGCGCGACCTTAGCAACAATTTCGCAGTCCGTCGCGCCATCGCTCCGGTAGTTGCGTCGGACAACACAGCGCTCGTCGGCCAGGTGATCGATGGGATTGGTTTCCATTCTCTCGCATACGCCATTGCTACAGGTGCTATTGCTGACGCCGATGCAAGCTTCGCTGTCCTTGTCGAGCACTCAGACGAATCCGGCAGCGGCTTTGCGGCTGTCCCGGACGAGTACCTGATTGGTACTGAGGGAGGCGCCGGGTTTCAGTTCGATGATGACAACGAGACCCGCAAGCTTGGCTACATCGGGGACAAGCGTTTTACACGCCTGACCATTACACCGGCCGCTAACGCTGGCAATGCTGCCATCGCAGCCGTCGCGATCCTCGGCCATCCCGACAACGCGCCGGTGGCCTGACATGACTTCGCGGCTCACTCGTTTGGGTCTCCGCCCTGGGAGGCGAGCGGGCCGCGTTGCTGTGCTGAACCCTGGGACAGGGCAGCACACCCCTTGCCTGATCATCCCCGCTCGGCAAGGGCAAATGCCGCCAGCTCTGTCCATGGGGCTGGCGGCATGACCGCCCGTAACCGACTATGCGCTTGCGGATGTGGCAAAGTTCTCCCATCGGGAACGCTATGTGCCAAGCGCCAGGCAGCACAGGACAGCCGGAAGGCTAAGGCCGATGCACAGCGCCCGAATGCCTCAACGCGTGGCTACAATGCCCGTTGGCAGAAAGCGCGGGCGACCTACCTACTGCGCAACCCGAATTGCTCTTGCGGCCGTCCAGCATCGGTTGTCGACCATATCCGGCCCCACAAAGGCGACACATCGCTCTTTTGGGACACCAAGAACTGGCAACCGCTATGCACTCACTGCCATGCCAGCCGCAAGCAGTCTGAGGAGCGCAGACTCAGCGCGGCTGCTGAAGCTCGCACCAATCCGTTCCTACCCAAGCCGCGTATTCCCGTTGTGGTTGTGTGCGGGCCTGCTGGTGCTGGCAAGTCAACGTACTGCCGACGCCACGCAAGTGAGCGTGACCTCATCATAGATTTGGACGATATCCGGACTCAGTTCGGGCTCGGCATTGCTGATGCACTCGACGCTCGCAACGCGATCCTTGAGGGCCTGGCAACGGACACCAAGCATGAGCGCGCATTCTTCATTGTTTCAGCGCCAACCCGAGCCGAACGCGATGCATGGCAAGCGAAGCTCAGTGCTCGACTGATCCTGCTCGACACGCCTCTAGGCGAATGCCTCGCACGTATCGGTGGCGACGCCAAGCGCGCAGAGTGGGCGCGGAAATGGTGGGCAGCACATTCTGCCGACCGTATGACCGGCAAAGGCCAAGGGGACATCGTTCAACTTTCCCCAAATGGAGCCCTGACCGGCGAGCCAACCGTGTCAGGAAATTTATCAGTGAAGCCCTACAAAGTTGGAGGCATGCGATGACGCGGCCCGCCTTAGTTCAGATCGAAGCGCCCGCCGCGCTGCCGGTGGATTTGCCCATCGTCTACCAACACCTAAATCTCATCTTGAGTGAGGCTGGTGAGCCGGAGGACGCAGCAGACGCCGCGTACATTGAGGAACTGGTCAAAGCAGCGGTCAGCCGGCTGGACGGGCCTACCGGGCTTTTGAATCGCTGCCTCATTGTGCAGACCTGGCAGGCCTCATTCCCGCACTTTCCTGCCGCGCTGCGCTTTCCCATTGCTAGGGTCAGCAACGTGGTGAGTGTCGAATACATTGCGGGTGATGGATCTCCCAAGACGCTACCGCCCGACGACTACATCACACTCGGACTCAACACGGACCTGGCGAGCATCCGCCCGGCCGCCGGCAAGCGCTGGCCGTCGACCCTTCGGGATCACCCCGAGGCGGTGACGGTTACTTTCGTCTGTGGATTTGGCGACAGCCCGGACGATGTGCCTGGCGATATCCGCCTGGCGATCATGGAGATGACCGCGACCAGCTATGCCAACCGCGAGGACACCGTAGTCGGAACGGGCGCGGCCTCACTCCCAAGCTCCGCAACTCGCGTCGTTGCCGACTGGACATTCTGGAGCGGCCTTTACTGGAACCGTAGCAGTAATGGCTAAGCGTTCCAGCGTCAAAGGCGCAAAAGACGCGGCCGCCAGGTTCAGGCAGATCATGCCCGGCCTAACTGTGCCGTTGAACCAAGCCAGCCGTGCAGGGTTGCGACCGCTGCTTGCAGAGATGCGCGCAACGGTTCCTGTCGACAGCGGCGACACCAAGAAGGCGTTAGCAATTCAGCGAGTGAAGTCTCCGGCCGATGCGCCAGAGCACCGGGTTGGCGTCCGCAGCGGCCAGGAAGGAAGCCCCGCCTCGACCGTTCACTTGATCGAGTTCGGCCATGCCGGTAGTGCGCCCGGCTCGCGGTTCATGACTCGAGCATTCGAGGCGAAGGACGCTGAGGTAATAAATGGTTTTAAGGATGCGATCGGCCCCGCCATTCGCAAGCGCGTTGCCTACCTCGCCAAGAAAGCAGGCGGAGGATGAGCGCAACAGGCTTAATCATCCAGATGCTTTGCCAGGATCCAGATGTCGCCGATCTCGCGAGCAATGCGGTTTATCCCGTCATCGCTCCGCAGGATGCATTGACACCTTATATCACGGTTCGCGTCATCGCCGAAGAAGCCGAATACGTCCTCGCCGGCGCAAATGGTTCTTTCGACAGCCGCATCGAGGTTGCCTGCCATCATCGCACTTTTGCCCTGGTCGACGCCCTCGGCGAAGCGGTCAAGGGCGCTCTGGTTTGCAACATCGAGCGCGATGTCGAGGATGCTGACGGCAATGCGCTTGGGACCGTGACCACATGGAAGGCCGGAACTGACATCAGCGATGTGAGCGATGACCGCAAGGTATTCCGCCGCCTCATGGATTTTAGGGGAAGGTGGCACTAATGCGCGCTGGACAGTTCGACAGAGTGATCCAAATTTGGCGGCTTACTGAGATTGGTCGCGATCCCATTTTCAACACGCCGGTTCTCGAATGGAACTCCGTTCACACCATTCGCGCCCGGGCGACATTCCTCCGCGCTGCTGAGCGCATCGGCGCCGGGCAAGAGTTCGCCGTCAAAGAGCTTCGCTTCACCACAAGGTACTTCGATGACCTTCAGGCCACAGACGTGATCCGCTTCGATGGTCAAAATTACGATGTCGAAGGCATTGCCGAGATCGGCCGCCGCGAGGGCTTGGAAATCTCCGCGACCTGGCGCCAAGGCGGACTCGAGGTTCCAGCATGAGAAGCGCCAGACCTGAACTGAAGGCCATCGAAGGGGGACTCAGCAAAGCCCCGCCCATGCCTGATACCCTGCCTGTCAGCATGACGGCGATTTGGGCAAGCACCACGGCCGACCTGATCGGGCGCGGCTTGCTGACGACATCTATGCTCACATTAGTCGAGACTTATATCGGGGCTCTATGGCTGGCGCGGGAATGCCGAAAATGCATCGAGGAGTATGGCGTTCTCGTCCTCGCCAAAGATTCACAGCGTAAGCCAAACCCTGCCTTGGCAGGGCTGACTAAGGCCAATGAAAACATCGCCCGGCTGGCTGATGACCTCGGACTAAGTCCGCTCAGCCGCAACCGGCCGATGCTCAAGAAAGCAACACTCGAGGAGCCCGATGACGATTCGGCCCACTTGGGCATTTGACGAGAGCCCTATCGAGGATCCTTTTGGTTTCGGCGATCGGGCGGTCAATTTCATCGAGCATTTACGACATCCCCTCAGCACCGAGCCCGGTGGCTACATAAGGCTGCCTTACTTCTGGCGCCGCATTATCAAACGCATCTATGGACCTTGCACCGAGGACGGCCGGCGGATCACCAAGCGCGTCACGATGATGGCTCCCCGCGGATCCCGGAAGACCACAGTTGTTTGTGCAGGGTTAGGGCTGCTCCATTCCATCGGGCCCGAACGAGTAGTGCGCGGACAGGTGGTCCTTGGCTCGGGCTCTAAAGATCAATCCCGTTTTGGCTTCGAGGAGGCGATCGGCATTGTGCAGTCGACGCCCGGCACTGAAGGAAAAGTCAATCTCCGGGGTGAGTACATCGAGCACATTGCTGATGAGTCCAAGCTGAAGATTGTTTCGTCAGCCGGCGACCTTACGTCATCAGGCTCGACACCGGCGGCTGTAATGCTGGACGAGTTTCAGTACATACGCGATCGGCAACTCATAAAGTCGCTGAAGACCGGCCTGCCCAAACGCCCTAACTCCCTCTTCATAATTACTATGAACTCAGGCTCAGGGCATGTCGGCCCGGCCTGGGAAGAGTTCCAGTATGCTCGCAAGGTAGCACTCGGCGAGATCATCGCGCCTTGGTACTTGCCGATACTATTCACGCCCGACGATCCCGGAGCCCATCCCTTTGACGAGGCGCTTTGGCATGCTGTGAACCCCGGCTTGGCGGAAGGGTGGCCAGACCTGCAAGAGATGCGAATTGCCGCCGCTGAGGCCCGAGAGAAGCCTGCCGAACTCTTAGAGTTTATGCAACTCAATCTAGGTTTCTGGCCTGACGGAGCAACTACTCCATTCGTGGCGATGTCGGTTTACGACGAGGGCGCGCTTGCCGACGATGTCGCGGCCGTCGCACAGAACGGCGAGCCGGCATGGCTGAGCGACATGGCTGAGAATGCCGTTCCCTGTCACCTAGCAGTCGATCTCAGCCGCAGTCGCGACCTGTCTTGCATTGTTGCCTGCTGGCGCGACGGCGACCTCTACAGGGTGTGGTCCTGGTTTTTCGCACCAGAAGAAAACCTAGCCGAGCGCGAGGCCAAGACATCCGCGCCATTCTCAGAATGGAAGGACAGGCGCTTCATCGATACCAGTGGGCGCGTTGTCTCCTTTGCTGCCGTCGAGCAGATGCTCGATGATCTTGTCGACACTTTCAATGTGCAAGAGATTGCCTTTGACCGGGCACTCGCCGAGCAAGTCATGAACTCGGCTGAGGAGAAAGGACAACCGGTCATTGATTATCCTCAGACCCCAAAGCTGATGATGGCGGCGCTAGCCGAGCTTGAGCGAGCCATCATCGATCGCAAGTTCATACACGCCGGCCATCCGGTGCTCCGCTTCTGCTTTTCAAATGCGGAGGTTGAAAACTCCCGGCTTGGCCAGCCCAAGATGCTGAGAAAGTCGTCAGATTGGAAATCAATCGACGGCGCCGTAGCCGCTGCAATGGCGGTGCATCGAGCCAGCCAGCCCGAAGAAGTTTCATGGTTCGAGAAGCACATCGCCTACCAAGAGTCTAAGGCTTCACGCGCGGGGCCTCTACATTGAACCAACGATGCTCAGTGTCCCGGCCTGAAGGTAACCGGAACACTGAGTCTTGTTACCCTAACCAGATGGTCAGGATTTTCGCGATTGCCGTCAAAATGACAGCAAGGTTCGCGAGGTCTAGCTTTTGCCGTTTGCGCTTTGACATCGAAATGTCCCTGCAAAGGCGGTGTACACACGCTGGGTTAGCGGGCTCAGACTGCAGCTGGGTGAAATCAGTAATCAGTACCATGCGCGGGTGTTGGCACGGTCGACGCCGGGATGGTGGCGTCTCGATTGGCTAAAGAGGCTTGGCCACTGGATTATCCTCAAGGGTGGCTGAGGGTCCAACTAGGGCTGCGTTTAGCTTCTATCGGTACTCAGACACGATTCTAAGTCGGGTGTCTACAGGTGCGATGGAGTTGATACAGCAAGTATCGCAGAAAGTTGCAATAGGCTGCACGTCAATACCCGCTGTATTGAGTTTTCTGTCATCATTTGCTTTGTGGCCAATCATGGCCCTGGGGCATATCAATATGGAAACGAACACCAAGATAATCGAACGCGCCGATATCTTTGTTGCGATCAGTTCAGTAAATCTCTCATGCCTCGCGGCCGAGAAAATCGCAGATAAGGCGGCTGCGGGCGAAGAGGTGGAGGGCGACTTAGCCGATCTTCTTTTTCATCTGCGCACCGTAGCAGGGCAGCTAGATCGGGCTATCGGGTAGAGGGCGGGTCCTATGGAAAACAGCGACCTTACCAAGATGCTGAGAACTTTTGCGTCCTTTGCAGGCCAGCGGCGCGCTAGCCTTCACAAGATGGCAGTGTGCGAGTGTTGCGGCAAATCAGGTGGACGTGACGCAGTAGATGAAGCGGGCGCCGTTGCACAGGTTGTGCATGATGCTGCTGCGCTATTCTTGGACCCAGAGACTTCAAGGCAGATAGCCGCTCAGGCAGAGATCGCTTTCATGCGCGAGATGGATCGGCCTAAGGCTGAGTAGTGGAAAGCAAAGACTGACCCTGGCAGCCGGGCGGGAAACGGCCCGGCTTTTCTATGCTACCCGCCAAAGAACCCCACACGAACCCCAGCCTGAAATCCGTTGACATAATCGATTGGTTCGGAAGGCTAAGTCGCTGCTTTTAATAAAGAAAAGTGGTATGCCGGGAGGGGGTCGAACCCTCGACCATTCGATTAAAAGTCGAATGCTCTACCACTGAGCTACCGGCACGTAACCAAAGCCGACGCCTGGAGCGTCGCGGCGGAACATAGCCAGCCAGCCTCCGCTGTCAACCGCTATTGCGCCGCAGGGGGTGTTTCGAGAGGTGTGCCGGTAAACGGCATGGGCATGCACGAGATGGACACACGCTCCAGCCTGCCGCACAGCGCTGTCGCTTCGGACAATTGATTGAGCGGCCCAACCATGATCCGCTTGTTTGCGCTGTCGGCTTCATCGGCCAGCCGCGGGCTGAGGCCGAACAGAAGCGGCCCAAGCTTCATGGACAAATCGCGCCATGTACTTTCGGCCTGCTCGGGCGCGACCGGCGTGCCGAGAGCCACGCCGAACCCCATGGGCTCGGCTGGTGTCAGGGCTGCAACTTGGTTGGGTGGCGCGACGGGCAAAGGTTGTTGAACCGGCTGCTGCGCTTCGAGCATTGGCCGCTGGCGGATGGCAACGGATCCACCCTCGGTTTCATAAACCAGCGCCTGATCCTGCCCGATGGAGGAGGTGATCGTCGAGCGGTCAACGGCCGGGCCCTCCGGCAAACCCTCGAGAAGCCGTGGCAAGCTGACCTCGAGCGCGCCGACGCGTTGCACGACTTCGTTGGCTTGTTGTTCTTCTAGCGCAAAACGGGTCAGCAACTGGCCGTTCTCGCGTTTGAGCTCCAGCGACTGCTGGCGCAGATCAGCTACTTGCAGCCGCAACTGCTCGAGCGAAGCGCCTTCGATAC